CAATCAGGTGACACGTTGCTGTTCTCGGTAGGCGAAGAAAATGAGATTGATCGCTACAACACCAGTGCAACTACCGGACTGACAACCACCTTTGATGCTTATATCTACCGCGATGAGCTAGACCGCATTACGCTGTTTTCAACCGAAGCGGCAGCTTACGCTAACGACATAAGCGCTGGCATTGCGCTCAAAAAAGTAAACTGCACAAACTTCATACTTGCCGCCTACAACTCCAACAGCGGCTACACGGCGGCGCTAAATGCGGCTGCTGCATCCCTGGAGCCGCTCACCCTTTCCAACTCTGAACAAAACCTCGACGGGCTCTTTGGCCTTTCGCCGCTGTTCGCGCCTGATCGTCAGTGGCTGATGCAGTGTGAGCTTACTGAGTGGGCGCTGAACGTCGATGCCACCAGCCTCGACATCACAGCTATCGGTGAAACCTTTGGCGAGAACGTCAAGGCTCTGGTGCGCGGCTCCGGCACGCTCCAGTTCTTGGTGGATCACCGGCAGCAAGCCAACGAAGCTGATGCCATGACACTGCTGCGCCTGGTGCTGATGACGGAGAACCAAAGCAACACAAACGCTAAGTTCTATCTGTACAAGAATCGCAACGAGCCAGCACCGCAAATCGCAGGTTCTGCTTACTATCAGTGCGATCTCTTGCTCACCAATACAAGAGTCGACACACGGGCGGCTGACATTATTGCGGGCACCGCAGATTTCGTGGCCACTTCAGACATTAAACTGAAAGTATTGGCTGGCTAAGCACCGTTGCTAGACTCTGGCCATCTGACGTTGCAGCAGTGTGACCAGTCTCGAATTTGCAGGTGACAGCGGTTCGCTGAGCGACATCAACGCCAGTCAGGGCGAGTTTCGCGGTCAGATCGCGGCCCTGACCGACATGATGAAGCAGATCGTCGGCAACGCGGCGGTCTTCCCCGGCACAGACGGCCAAGCCGACCCGCTTAACGCGCCTTTCACGCTCTACGTCAACCCCTACACCGGCAGCGATGAGTTCGTCGGTGGGGCCTACAACGAATACGAGGCTGGCGCCACAGACGAAGAGATCATCGCCAGCAAGCTGAAGCGCCTGGAGAAGCAGCGTCTCACTTGTGGCTACACCCCGCAGCGTCCGTTCAAGACGATCAACCGCGCCGTGATCGAGGCGGCGATCATCACCAGCAAGGACTGGTACACCTACACCGACCCGAGAGCGCACGTTGACTGCGTGAGCATCGTGCTCAGCACTGGCGTCCACACGCTCTATAACGATCCTGGTCAGGCCAGCACCAGCATCACAAGTTGGGGCCTGTCCAAGGATCCGACCACCGAAGCACTGATCAAGTTCAACCCCGCCACCGTCGGCGGTGTGCTGCTGCCTCGTGGTTGTTCCCTGTGTGGGCCGGATCTGCGCAAGACCACAATCCGCCCGAACTGGGTTCCTGCAACGTCCGACGAAGCAGCGGACTACAGCAACCGGCGCGGGATGCTGAAGATCACCGGCACTGGTTATTTCTTCGGCTTCACCCTGATGGACAAAATCGGGGAAGCTCGAAGCCACCACCTACTTGACGGCTTCCACTTCGCCAGCAAAGCCGAGCTCGACGACTTCTACGCCAAGGTGCTCAGCGCCGTAGGTTCTGGTGCTGACCTCGCTGCTGCGCTGGCTGTCACGCGCGGCACGGAGTATCAGATCGTCGGTCCGATCGACCGCACGCAGGCGCCCACGGCGGCCTGGGATACCACCGCTTCGGCATCACCCTACATCTTCAACTGCTCAGTCCGTTCGGACTATGGCATGGGCGGAGCCTTCATGGATGGCTCCAAGGTCCAAGGTCTCAAGTCCATGGTCTGCGCCAACTTCACTGGCGTCAGCCTGCAGAAGGACATGTCCTGCTGGCAGATCTACTCTGGCGGCAGTTGGGTCACTCCAACTTACGAGCAATACATCTCAACTGATCCAGATAGTGTTCGCATGAAGCCCGCGCGGCTGTCGCGACACATCAGCGCAATCAGAGACGCTTTCATTCAGGAGGTCTCAGTCTTTGCCATCGGCCAAGGCATTCATCACTTCACCGATCTCGGTGGCGAGATTACAGTCACCAACAGCAACTCCTCGTTTGGCGGCTGCGCTGCCTATAGCAAGGGTTACAAAACCACCGCGTTCCCGAGCGACCGCAACTGGTCCATTAGCGGCATCAAGGTGCCTTTGGACCTGCAATACAAGACAGGCAATATCCGTTACATCTATCTCGGCACAATCCAGTCTGCCACTGCAAGCAAAATCACGCTGACAAGCGAGCTCGCAGCAGATGCAGCGTCCGCGACTGTTCCAGCGATCCTTCTGCAAGACGGCTACAGCCTTGCTAGCGGCACCTACATCTGGGCCGAGAACCCGTTTGGCGACCCGTGGTACGCGCCACTCAGCAGCAGTGCATGGAACGCATCATCCGCGAATGAGATCAAAATCACGGCAGCATTCGCAGGTACGGATCCGACAACGCAGGATGACATTGATCAGCTAATCGGCAAGCGCATCTATCTGCGCCGACTGGTTGACACGCGGACGCCCGACGAACGGCGCGTGATGCTGCTTGCCAACAACACAGCTTCTGCCCGGCTGCCTCAGCGGAACTTCATCCTTCAAACCAATCCGGACCGTACCAATGGTGCGATCAGCCGCGAGCTGACAACGACTGGGCCAGAGATTTTCATTGTCAGCAACAGCGGCGCTGGCACTGAGACCGGTTTTCCCACCTCGGCCGAGTTTACGATTCGCCGCGCAGCACCGAGCGAAGTTTACGCATCAGGTAACTTCTACCCCTCTGGCGCAGTTGTCCGCCATGCGTTCAAGCACTACGTCGCCACGCAGGACATCTACGCCACCACAAGCACTCCAAATTTGGATGTGTGGCTAGAGACCTACGTCCATACAGCTAGCGACTACAACGCTGAAGACCCGATCATAGAAGAAGCTCGCACTATTTCGATTGATACCGACACAGACACGGATGCCTACAGCACCGGCCTCGGCATCAGCTGGAGCTCCGTGTGGGCTGATGACGAATATCGCAGCTCTACGGACTACAAAGGCGTCCACGCTTTCTTGGTTGCCTTGGGTTTGACCAGCAATCAAGCCCACGCAGCACTTGTGCCGCAGGCCGAGAACGGCCGCCTGCTGGATCCAGCAAATCCCGTTGACTTCCCCAATGCCCCAAGTGGCGGCGCCGCAACAGGCCGAGGCAACTGGGCCATTGAATTTCGCCGCCCGAGCATGTTGCGACTGTATGGCCATGCGTGGGAGTGGGCTGGTTTCTTGAACTACAGCAAGGCGGTTCCTGCTGCGCAGCAAGATCTCGGTGCGCAGAACGCCTTCACCTACTACTTCACCAGCGAGAACGGCGGCCGCGTTGTTCCACAAGGTAGCAACGAGAATGGCTTCAACATTACACCGCGCGGCCTTGAAGACATCGAGACCGGATCCACGCTGACTGTTAGCTCGATCGGAACGAGTTCTATCGAGCTTGCAGAAAAAACGTCTTTCGAGAATCTTGAAGTCACCGATACGATGACTGTCGAGAACCTGGTTGTCAATGGCAAGATCGAAAAGGGCTTGCCCGACATTGAGGCTGCAAAGACTGATAGCCTCGGCGGTGTTTACTACGCTCAACTGGCGGATTATCGCGCAGGGCTGGCCGCGACAAGCAACAATCAGGTGAATGCCCCTGGCAACAATAATGCGGTTAATGTCGTCGGCCTTGAATACTGGAAGTCTTACAATAGGTTCATCAGTGCCCGCGAAGGCATCCAATACGTTTATGTTGATCCAGTGAACGGGCGCGATGCAAATGTCGCGCAATTGCTAGAAGAACCTCCCACCTCCAATCTGTCTTGGGACGGTTCAAGCTGGAGCAGTAGCAAAAACCAACCGGCGAAGTCGCTCGTTAAGGCGGTCGGATACATCAACGCAACCTACAGCGCAAACGAAACTGTCGAGCTTCGCCTCGGTCCCGGCTACTACCTAGAGACTGGCAATTTAAGTCTGACCTGTAAAGTACGTGTCCGCAGTTGGGACTACACAGCCCGCACCTATCTGTGCGGCGATGAAGATAACGGCACGCAACCGTTTATGGACCAGCAAGACGCTGGTGGTGAACGCGGAAAAGCGTGGAATCAAACAAGGGCATATCTGACCGACGGCACCAAGCATCCGATTTTCTTGGTGCGGCCAAGCGTCGTTTACGGCTACAGTCCTTCTAGGGCATTTTATCAATTCCGGCCTCTACGTTTTATATTTGAGCAGGAGGCTACTGTGATTGGAATTGTCTGGCTCAGCGCAGTCGAGGCACTGGTCAATGCAAATGTCCCTGATTCATTCTTCTCTGTAAACACAGGAGTGGATCTATCTGCTATTAGGGCCGCTGCAACGTCCGATCCGGATAACGCTTTGAACTATTTCATCAAAGCTGAAATGGACAAAAAACTCGAAACAGAAACCAGTGCTACGTGGGACTATCTTTTTGGTTTGAGCTGCATAGAAGCCAGGGCCGAGCTTGATGTTATCAACTGCGCGTTTGACGCAGTAGCGCCTTCAAGTCAATTCAACAATACTACTCGGATTGATTCTGTTATAGGCATCAGCGACAAACAATCGACCTTTAGGGGGATATGGATTATCGGAAACGCGCGTATCTCGTCGGACTTAGCGGGAGCCCCTGTCTATCAGGGCCAGTCAAGCTATACGTTGACAGGGCATCACGAGAGCTTTATTGCTGCCGTTTCAAAAAATGAAGCGTCACCCACTACGAGCATCTCACTAGGAGGCACTAGGGAAACGAGCGGCGGCACTGGCGCTGACGCAGACTATAACTACACATGGAACAACATACATGTTGTCAACAACGCGCTTGCCTATCGTGACGGGTGGAACCCCACAACTCCCCCGAGCACAACTGCCTATCTTGACGAAGATCCAACTGTCGGCAGCAACTGGAAGCTAATCGGACCAGGCTTCCTTGGCTTCTTGGCAGGCACACCAGGCTTCGGGCAATTCGGCCTTTTCTGGCACGCTGGGTTCCTCGTGTCAGACAATCATTGGCAAGGAGTCGCGGGCATCTTTGGCAGTGTCTCGCTTTTAGACGGCACAGTTCGCCGCACAAGAGGCACTGCAGGAATCCCGGCGGGATTTACTGCGACCGTATGGAGACGACCCTATTTCCTGCGACGTGCCGGAACGATTTCCGCTCCTGATGTGTCGGTAGGCATCCCCAGCAACCCCGGCGAGGTTGGAGCCTTGGAGGATTTTGATCCATTGAACATTGAGCTCTTCCCTATCAAAAAGGGCATTGACGTAATCGAGGCGGTGACGCTCTCGAGAGACGTCAAGATCTGACAATCCCGCCGCAGCTACAGTACCTTCAACATCTTCGCGACCATGGCCAACGTCAAAATCACCGAGCTCGGGGCACTAGCCAGTGCAGCAAGTGCCGACCTGGTGCCAGTTGTTGATGTCACTGACGACACAACCAAAAAAGCAACCGCCGGTCAAATCGTTAGCGTCATCAGCGGTGATGTAAATGTTGCTGATGACGGCACTGCGACGATCAGCGAGCTGCCGGTCAGCAAGCTGCAGGACGGTGCTGCCCGCCAGCTGCTGCAGACGGATGCTTCTGGTTTTGGCGTTGAGTGGACCAGCAACATTGATGTACCTGGCACGCTTGACGTGACTGGTGCAACGACGCTGGATTCGACGTTGACTGTACCTAATGATCGCGTACTTATTGGCACCGATACCAGTAGGCAATCGGCATTTGCAAATACGGAAGCGGCAGTAAATCTTCAAATAGAAAGTGAAGGGATAAGCGGTGTAGCAATAACACGTTTCACAAGTGGGACAAATGCACCATCAACACATCTGCAACGCGCAAGAGGGACACAGGATGAGCCTGCAATTGTTAGTTCTGGCGACAATGTTGGCTCCTTGATTTTCTCTGCCTACGATGGAGACCGTTTTATCAATACCGCACGCATCGACTCTGTAGTCAGTGGTACACCCTCTAACGATACAATCGGCGGCTATCTAGCATTTGAAACCAACCCCGGCGCAGCGGCTAATGATGCGCCTCAAGAGCGCCTGCGCATCACATCGGCAGGGCTCGTGGGGATTGGAACTACGAGCCCAGGTTATATCCTCGACTGCCAAAAAACTGGTTCGCAATTGATTAGAAGTCGGACGAATGACACAGGCGCAGGTAGTAGCATTGGTGGATTCGTTGGAGAGTATCTTGGCGGTGGAGGTGGGACAAATACGCAAATCAACATGGCCGCTGGTAATAATTATGGCTATTTGTCTACAGTTACCAACTCTCCGCTGTTTATTGGGACAAATAGCACGGAGAGATTAAGAATTGACACGTCTGGGCGAGTATTGATCGGCACAGCCAGCAATAGTGGCGGCGCACTTCTTCAAGTGAATGACAATCGCATTAGGATTGCAATTGCAAAAACCCCTGCATCCGCAACAGACACTGGAACCGCTGGTGAGATCTGCTGGGACACAAGCTACATCTACGTTTGTACTGCCACCAACACATGGAAGCGCTCTGCGCTGTCTACTTGGTAACGAGAGAAGTCCCCTTCACTACTCACCCCAGCTAATCTCACCCCATCACCACAACGCCAATGGCTGATCCCAAACCCGGCATCGACTTTCCCTTCACCGTGTGGAAAGTCGCCAACATGGAGCGCAAGCTCGATGATCTCGGCACTGTCTACACCGTCCACTACACCGTCACCCGCTTCAAGGATGGCGAGCAGGCTGGCGCCTACGGCAGCATCGGATTGGAGCCACCAACACCTGACACCGGCACGCCCTACGCGCAGCTGACCGAGGAGACCGTGGTCGGCTGGGTGACGGCGCACTTCGGCGATGAGAAGGTAGCCGAGATCGAGGCTGCACTCGACCAGCAGATCTCAGAAAAACTCGCACCCACCCATAGCGCAGGCGTGCCGTGGAGCTAATGGAGCGGCACCTGGCTACAGCCGGTGCCGTTCTCGCGGTGCTCACGGCAATCGTGGGCACCACTATCGCAATTGAGACGCGCTACGCCAAGAGCGCAGAGGTGAAGGCGCAGCTAGAGGAGTACTACGCCAAACAGCTCAAACTGCGCATCCTTGAAATCGACCTGAAGCCTAATCCGACACCAGCCGATCGAGCGCTTAGGCAGTATCTTCTACAAGAACTGAACAAAGGAAATGGCAGTACGCGCTAAGAGCGGAACCAGCAAAGTTGAAGTAATCCCTAAGCGCAAGAAGACGCGCCAAGGCAACGGGCAGCACAGTAGGCCGCGTGGGAGCCGGAAACTTCTGCGCGGCCAAGGCCACTAACCCGAGAACGGCCCCTCGCTACTCTGAACAAGTAGCCCCACCCGGCCATCCGTGATTGAAGTCGCTGCTGCCGCGGTAGGCGCCTCCCTCACCATCGGTGCCATGGGTATCGGCAGCGCCTTCAGTCGTTCGCGTGAAGGGCGTGACACCGTAATCAGGCTCACAACCGCCGTCGAGGCCGTAGCCACCCGTCTCGAAGAAATCCACGTCGACATCAAGGAAGACCGAAGGCAAACCTACAGCCTGCTCAGTGATCTCGATCGACGTGTCACCACGCTCGAGGCAAAACAATGAATCACCCCGCCGTAACAGCCCTGGTTCTTCGCCTCCTGGTCGGCTGCTACGGCTACATGCTCGTGATGGCATCCGCAGGTGTCGCTGCCTGCGAGCTCCGCAAACCCGGCGAGTGCGGCTCCTCATGGACCCAAGCCTTCACCGTCGCCGGCGGTGCCGCCTCAACCATGTGGGCCTACATCACCGACTCCCCCAACACCCCGAGCTCGGGTACACGCCGGCGCAATGATCCACCTACCCGCTGACCTCATGTCTCTCCGCACCCTGATTGACGGCCTGATTGCCTTCCTGGTGATGGGCATCACCGAGGCCGTGATCAAACCCCTGGCGACCGCCGCGATCGAACGCCCCCTCAAGCGCGCACTGCCCTACATCTACGAGCGCCTCGACGACGAAATGCCGACGCTGCTGCGCACGGCTGACCCCGAGGTCATGACTGCCGAGATCGCCTCGACCATCGCCCAGGCCACCGGCAACCCGGCCACGGCGCGCCAGATCGATCAGGTAGTTGCGCTCTACAGTCCCATCAAGGCTGCACTCCGCAACGCCACGAGGTGAAGCAGGCGTAGACTGGGTTGCGGAGGCTTAGCTATGACTCAGAAAATTGTCGCAGGAGATCGCTACACAGAAGTGTATGTCGAACCCCTAGGTGTACCAGCTGTAGCGCGTCAATTAGCTGCAGGTAGTAGTAGCACAAATACCGAGCTAACAGCCACATGTCGTCGCTTGAGCATGCGGGCTGTAAATGCAGATATTCGCTACAGTGTAGGAAGTACTGCGCAAACAGCGTCAAGCAGTAGTCACTTTATAGCAGAAGGTGAACGTATCGATATCGCACTACCTCAAACACCTCATATCGCCATTATCCGCAATGGCCTTACTGATGGAACGCTAGAAATAACGGAGTTAGTCTAATGCGACTATCCGCTACACGCCTAAGCGCTATTGTCAGTGCCGCAGCTAGTGTGCAAAGGACTATTTACTATGCACTGCTGTACACAGAGGCTAATGATCAGTTAACCACAGAAGCCGGCGACGAACTTATAGTACCGCTTCCCATACCGTAATTATGAGCATCCAACCCGGCACGTACAACATCACCGACATGCAGCGGCGAGCCGACTACGACTTGCAGCTGCAGTGATCAGCAAGGCCACCAACGGAATCATCATGGTGCGCTCTGACACCGGCCGCCGCCTGATGTCGAGGCAAATGGGACGAAGCAGGATCAGGACATCCTGAATTGGAATGCACCGGCTGGGCGATGGGAAGTCACTGATCGCCTCACGCTGCTTGAACAACGAGTCGCCGCTCTCGAGAACGCTTAATCCCCGAGAGCGGGCCC